TCTACAAAGTGTTAGATAATGAACTCGGATTATTATGTCTACAGAACAAGAAAGAATAGAACAGATAATATCCACTCTTAAGAAGCGCCAAGAAGAAAATAGACTTAACTATTACAAGCCCTACAGATTTCAAACGAACTTCCATGAAACAGGAGTTGAAGCTAACCAACGATTACTGATGGCGGCGAACAGGGTAGGTAAATCATTTGTGGGCGCTATGGAAATGGCAATACATTTGACAGGACTATATCCTGAGTGGTGGGTAGGAAGAAGATACAAAGAGCCAATTAGGGCATGGGTATGTGGTGCGTCTAATGAAACGACACGTGATATCTGCCAAAGAGAATTGTTCGGGCAACCCGACAACCCAAGAGATAAAGGAAAGGGAAGTATCCCTAAACATCTCATTGGTGAAACCACGAGGAAACCTGGAGTGCCAAATGCACATTCGTCAGTCCTTGTTAAACATAGTTCAGGTGGGTGGTCGAGAGTTGCCTTTAAAGCATACGAGATGGGTGCTGAAAAATTTATGGGAGAGAGTATCGACTTGGTATGGCTCGATGAGGAACCACCACAAGATATCTACTCTCAATGTGTTACACGTACCCTAGATAGACAGGGAATGGTCTATATGACCTTTACTCCTGAGTCAGGGGTGACTGAGGTAGTACAAAGTTTTACAAGCGATTTAAAGCCAGGACAGGCATTGGTTACAGCAGGATGGGAAGATGCTGACCATTTGACCGATAAAATGAAAGAACAGATTTTACAAGCACTCCCACCCCATGAAAGGGAGATGCGTAGTAAAGGGATACCAACGATAGGTAGTGGACTGGTATTCCCCATATTAGAAGACAATTTGACCTGTGAACCCTTTACCATTCCGTCTCACTACCCCCGTATCGCAGGTCTTGATTTTGGTTATGACCACCCTACAGCTGTTGTATGGGTAGCATGGGATAGAGATGAAGACATAGTTTACATCTACGATGTATACCGTATGTCCAAACAAACTCCTGATTATCATGCAACACATATCAATGAACGTGAGGGAAGTCATTACATACCGATAGCATTTCCTCATGATGGATACCAACATGATAAGGGAAGTGGTGTTACATTAGCTGAACATTACAGACAAGCTAATGTTAATATGCTACCGTTTCACTTTGAGAACCCACCTGCATTAGGTGAGAAGAAAGGTGGTAATAGTGTAGAAGCAGGGATAATGGATATGTTATCTCGCATGGAACAAGGAAGATTTAAAGTCTTCAACACTTGTTATGAGTGGTTTGAAGAATACAGATTGTATCATCGTAAGGATGGTAAGATAGTAAAACTAAAGGACGACTTAATGTCTGCTACTCGTTATGCAGTTATGAGTCTAAGACATTCAACAACAGAGACTTCTAAGTGGAATAGCAAAGGAAGACTCGGACCAAAGGTCGCAATAATATAGGAGACAACAATGTCAGAGTGGTTAAAAAACTTAATGACTAATCCAAAAGGTGCTGCTAAAAAACAAAGAGCAGAACTTAAAAACGTAGCAGGTGCAGGTGCATATAAAAAATTAATGGATGCTGCAAACAAATCTGCTAAAACAAAAGCAGTTAAAGCATTGAAAGCAACAGGTGGTAGTCAAGCTAAAAAAACTAATCAACCTAAATCTAAAACAAAAGCAATGCAAGAGTATTTGAATAGAATGAAAAAGACTCACAAAAAGCACGGTATCAAAACTTCAAGGAAAAAAGGATATTCCATCTAATGGAAAATCTAGTAGCATCGCCTACACAAATGGCATACAAGCTAAGAGACTTAGAAAATCAAGTAGCTGAGTTGCAAGAAGAATTAAAAAAACTAAAGGAATCAAATGGCAAAAGAACCAAAAAAGATAAGTGACGATGAACTGTCGGCACAATTAGATTCAGAGATTCAAGGAGCAACTGGATACGCAAATACTGAGCTATCTAATCAAAGAGAAGAAGCTATGCAGTATTATTTGGGTGAACCATTTGGTAATGAGATAGATGGTCGTTCTGAAATTGTAACTACTGATGTCAGAGATACAGTTGAATACATTATGCCATCATTGATGCGTATATTTACTACTCACAACAACATAGCTGAATTCGAGCCACAAGGTCCAGAAGACGAAGAAATAGCACAACAAGCTACTGACTACTGCAACTATGTATTTAATCGCCAAAATAACGGGTTTAAGGTCCTCTATGATGCCTTTAAAGATGCACTTATAAGCAAGACTGGAATAATTAAACATTACTGGGAGCAAAAAGAAGACATCCATACAGAGACTTATACCAATCTAACTGAGATAGAATACCAATCTATACTAGCAAATGATGACTATGAAGTTATAGAACATACAGAGACGGTAGTTCAGAAAGCAGTTGTTGATGATTTCGGTACATTGATTAGTCCTGAAGTAGTAGAGCATGATGTTAAAGCTAAATGCTACAAAGGATATGGACAGGTTAGAGTAGTATCTGTACCCCCTGAAGAATTTTTAGTTTCACGTAGAGCAACATCATTAGAAGATGCAGACTTTGTTTGTCATAGGGTTAAGAAATCTGTAAGTGATTTAATCAAAGAGGGTTATGACCCAAACATTGTAAATGATTTGCCAGGATACGCACAATCAGAAGCAGAATTAAACGAAGAAAGATTAGCACGATTTAGCTATGATGATGATTCCGTCCCACCATCCGAGGGTAAAGGGGCAAACAAAAAGGTTTGGATAGACGAATGTTACATAAAAATTGACTATGATGGAGATGGTGTAGCAGAACTTAGAAAGATTACTAAAGGTGGACAATACATCTTAGATAACGAAGAAATCGACATGATTCCTTTCTCAGCTATCTGTCCTATGCCTATACCACATAAGTTTTATGGCATGTCTATTGCTGATACTGTCAAAGATATTCAACTAATTAAATCAACAATCATGCGTAACCTATTGGATAATATGTATTTAACCAATAACGCAAGATATGCTGTACTTGCAGGACAAGTAGAACTAGATGATTTACTTACATCACGTCCAGGTGGGATTGTAAGAATGAGAAGTCCTAATGCTGTAACAGCGCTACCTACTCCACAGATTCAACCATATGCATTTCAAATGGTTCAATACCTTGATAACATCAGAGAAGAAAGAAGTGGTGTATCTAAGATGACACAAGGACTAAACCCTGATGTATTAACTTCTCACGTAACATCAGGTGCAGTTTCAGCAGCAACAGAGTCTGCAATGCAACGTGTAGAGTTAATAGCTCGTATATTTGCAGAGACAGGTATCAAAGATTTATTTAGAAACATATATGCTTTAGTACAGAAGTACGAAGATAGAAAGAAAATGTTTTATCTCAATAGTAAGTTTATACCGATTGATGTATCAAGATGGAAAGATAAACTAAATTGTGTAGTTAATGTTGGTGTTGGTAGTGGTAGTCAACAAAGTAAAATGACAACAATGTCATCAATTATGCAGATACTAGGAACATTAGTACAACAAGGTGGTATGGGTACATTAGTTACACCTAAGAACTTATACAATGCTATTAGTGAATATATAGCACAATCAGGATATAAAAACACAGACCAGTTTATATCTAATCCTGAAATGATGCCACCTAAACAACCACCACAACCTACAGTAGATGAACAGGTTAATATGCAAAAAGGTCAGATTGAATTACAAAAATTACAATTACAAGCTGCTGAATTAGAATTAGATACTAAGTTGAAACAACAAGAACTTGAATTGAAGAAACGTGAAGCTCAAGTTAACTTCATGATTAAACAACAAGACTTACAACTTAAACAACAAAAATTAGAACAAGGTGAAATGGAAATTGCACTAGAAGCTACACAACAAAGACCTGTGAAGATAGGAGATGATTAATGTCTTTTCCAAAATATAAAGGACATGGCAAGTCTGACAGAGCAAAATTAATTTCAAATAAAATAAAACAACTCAAGGATGAGGGATACAAACAAGACCAAGCAGTAGCTATTGCTCTTGACAAGTATCGCAAAAAGGCAAGGTTACCATTAGCATGAGCAACAAGAATATTGAAACAGAAATAGAATTACTTAAACAAGATATACACATCATCAAGACGAATCATCTTGCACACATAGAAGCAGATATGCGTGATGTAAAAGTTGAAGTTAAAGAAATTAAAACTGAAATGTTTAGATTCAAATATATAGCTTATGGAGCTATAGTTGTATTTGTTTTAATGAGTGATAAATTTAATGACATATTGAGGTTACTATAATGAAATGTCCTAAAACTGGTAAACAATGTAAGACCTGCAAAGGTAAATGCAAGAAGATGAAAGGAACTAAAAAGAAATATTAATGGCTAAGTTATGCGCTAAAGGCAAAGCTGCTGCCAAAAGAAAGTTTAAAGTTTATCCAAGTGCTTATGCCAATATGTATGCATCAGGTGTTTGTTCAGGAAGAATAAAACCTAAAGCATCTTCTAAAGGAAAACGTAATGGCAAAAAAAGGGCTTAAAGAATGGGTAAAAGAAAAATGGGTAGATATTGGCGCACCTAAAAAGAATGGTAAATATCAACCCTGTGGTAGGTCAAAGGGTAGTAAAAGAAAATATCCTAAGTGCGTACCATTAGCTAAAGCAAAAACTATGTCTGCATCAGAGAAAGCATCTGCTGTTTCTAGAAAACGTTCTAAAACACAAGGTGTAGGAGGTAAACCAACCTATGTCTCAACGTTCAAAAAAAGACGAGGGAAAGCATAGAAGCGAATATTATTCAAATAGATATGACCATTACATAAATATAGGTTATACTAATGGGGAATCTTCTAGGTTAGCTCATGTTGATTTAGCAAAAGAATTTAAACAAAAGAATCCAACAGTAGATAAATTAAAACAGATTTGAAAAAAGAAGAACTAGAAAAATTTATGTTACAAAACCGACTTTCTGTCGAGGAATTTCATCGTAAGATAGGACATAGTCCTAATGATATACGCAAGTTTCTCAAAGGCACAAAGAAAGTTCCTGACCATTTTAGTCAGGAATATTTAGAAAAAACACTCCAACAGTAATTAACTAGACCCACACAAACAGATAGACTCAAAATGGTTTGAGGACCTAGACCTGTGCGTATGGATAGCATTACAGGAAAATATAAATGGAAGACAAAAAAGAAGCTGCTATTAAAGCAGGACAAGACGCAAAGTTATTACTTGAGAATCCTCAAATGGTAGCTGCATTTAACAGTGTACTTAATAATGGATATCAACAATGGATATCTACAGATATTAAAGATACTGAAACAAGAGAGTCTCTTTACCATAAACAAAGAGCAATCCTTGAAATAAAAAATACTTTAGTACAAACCGTAGAAAACGGTCACATACTAGAGGAAGAAAGAAATAAAGAGAAATGACAAAACTAAAGGAAAACATTCCTGATGAAAATATCAGACGTCTTTATTCTGCAATTTTATTACAAGGAGTAGAAGATTGTTTAATTCAGAAACAAGACTTTTTTATTTATCGTAGAGGTAGAAAAAACTACGGATACGTTGATAACCAATATAAGCAAATAACTCATAATCAAGCAAGAGAAAAAAGAAACTTACTTAGATATAGAGACGATGCAAGAAGTTGGTTTAACAAAGATAATAAAGATTTTGTATTTGTTTGTAATGCAGCAGGATATGACCCTGAAACAGTTATATCAAAACTAAATAAACATTTATTAAAATTAATTGAGGAACTTAAAAATGTCAGATGATAACATAACAAAAGAAAGTACACATAAAGGAATTCCAGTGACTGACGTAAGGTCAGCACAAGAAGCACTTCTAGGATTAATGGAAACTCCAAAGGAGCAAATCCAAGAATCTGAAGAAGTAACAGAAACTCAGGAAGATGTTTCTGAACAGGCAATGGAAGTTGCCGAATCAGTTGACACAGAAGTAGAAGATTCAAATGAATTAACTGCTGAAGATATATCTGATGATACTCAACAAGAGGAAGTCGAGGAACGAACTTTCACCGTAAAAGTAAACGGCAAGGAAGTAGAAGTGACCCAAGACGAACTATTGGATGGGTATAGCAGAACTTCTGATTACATACAAAAAACTCAAGTATTGTCTGAGCAACGCAAAAAAGTAGAAGATGAGCTTACTGCGACTCAACAAGAAAGACAGCGATACACACAGGCACTTGAGCAGTTGGAAGAATCTACAGACTATGAGATAGCTCAACTTAAGTCACAAGATTTGGAAAAACTCAAGGAAGAAGACCCACTAGCTTACATGCAACGTAAAGATGCACTGCGTGATTTGGAAGAAAATAAAATAAAAATTGCAAATCAAAAAGCGAAAGCACAAGAAGCAGAGCAAAAAGAAATGCAAAGTAAGTTAATGCAACAAAGAGAAGAACAGTTAAAAATATTAACTGAAAAATTACCTGAATGGAATGACCCTGAAAAGGGAACTAAACTAAAGTCAGACATAAAAAATTATGCTATGGCTAAAGGTTTTTCTGAACAGGAAATAAGTATGTTAATAGATGCAAGAAGCATACAAGTTCTTCACGATGCAATGAAGTATGAAAATCTTTTAAATGCAAAGATTGCAAATAAAAAGAAAAAGGTAGTACCTAAAGTACAAAAACCTGGAACATCTACTTCTAAAGGTGAGGTTAAATCTGAGCGTGTTAAGCAATTAAAATCCAAAGCTAGAAAATCAGGCAGAGTCAATGATGCTGCAAAGTATATTGAATCTATGCTTGGCTAGTTTTATTAATTAACTTAAACACAGAGGTGTAAATAATGGCACAACTATCAAATACATTTGAAACATTTGATGCCGTTGGTGGTCGTGAAGACTTACAAAATGTAATCTATGACATTTCTCCAACAGATACACCATTTATGTCTTCAATCGGTACTGGCGCTGCTAGTGCTGTAAAGCATGAATGGCAAACAGACAGCTTAGCAGCTGCTGCATCTAATGCTCAAATCGAGGGTGATGACTCTCCAAGCGCTGCATTATCTGCTACTTCAAGAGTGTTCAACTATACACAGATTTCGTACAAACCTGTTATGGTTTCAGGCACACAAGAAGCAGTAGACAACGCAGGAAGAAATTCTGAACTTGCTTACCAAATTGCTAAAGCAGGTAAAGAACTTAAAAGAGACATGGAACTAGACCTTACAGGTAAAACAGACGCAAGTGCAGGTTCAGGTAACGGTGCATCTGCTCGTAAATCTA